GGCCAACGTACTATCGGATGACAACCTGAAGGCCCAGCTATTGCACGACATGCAGCTCGCGCTCGTTAAGTGGAAGAAGCAGATCAACCTGCTGGACAGCGAGACAGAAGAGATTCTTGATCGGCTCGAGATAGTGATCACGCGCAGCATCAAGGACCGTCACGACCGTCACAAGCAGGAGGCGGCATGAGATTCGAGGTACATGACGAAGACGGCAAACTGTTTCGTAAGTTCTGGACTCGCTGGGAAGCGGCCAGGTTCCTGCAACCAGGCTGGGTGCTGGTAGAAAAAGCCAAGCACCGGGAGACCAAGCCAACGCCAGAGACACATGGGGAGGCGCTGCTGTGATCCAGTTCAACCGCTACCGATTGCCAGACGAGACGCCAGATTTCCACGTCAAGTTCATCGCGCTGGTCAACGCCATCGTCCACGAGATGGACAACATTTACTACATGCACAACAGCATGGACTTGCTGCGCTCACTGGCACAGAGCTACCCGCTGAACGAACGCTTGCCTGCGGTCGCTGCCAGGTTGTTCTTCTGGGGCAAGTGTGCGTGGGCTGACATCCAGCCTATGCTCCCGCGAGAACTGCCGGCCACCTTTTTCTACAAGCAGGAGATCGTCGGCTGCATAGGTTTCGAGCGGGCGGCTAGGGAGTACGGCATCGATGAGGACAAGTGGCAGCTTTATCAGTGCCTTGACACAGAAATGAACCGAGGATTCAAACGCAGCGGTGAGGCAGTGTTCTATCAGCCACGCAGTAGCGGATTCTTTTCTGTCGTTGAAAACATAATCGCGGCGCAGACAGTGGCAGAAATGGATGGTCACGATTTTTATGTTGACCTCTCAGGTAACTGGTGGAATTACGACGAGCCATTCGACCAGATATTCCCGACCGCATTCAAGTACGGCAGCGGCGTGCCACAAATGAACTTTGATGGCTTCCGCAAAACTTGGCTGCAACCTACGGACATGACTGCACTCTGGCTGGCAGATGCCAAGTGCCGGGCATACGACCATGTCCTGCGAGACTTGTACCAGATCGGCACAGTAGCGGGTATGGAAGAAGCGGGAACCATCTTCGTTCGCGGTGGTGACAAGCTTGACACTGAGACCATCCGTCCACCTACGGATATGTGGTTTAAAGAGTTGCGCTGGATGGCACGTCGGTGCAGCAGCCGCATCGTGTTATCCGATGATGCAAACATGGCCGAAGATGTGTGCAACCTTGATGGCTATGCAATCAATCGCAGTGACCAGCTGCAAGGCGGCTATCATCATCTGCCAGGTCGCAAGGTCAGCTGCTTGCCAATCGTCAACAACTATCTGGCTATGGTCGAGGCGAAGGAAAACTTCTCTTGCCCGTCAGCCAACATCGTGAATGCAGCACAGTGGTCACGCTGTAATACTGAGAACTACAGTCTTAGCAATCCGGTCTACCGTTACCTTTTGATATGAGGTGATTATGGAAACTTTTGAGACGTTGACATTTCTCGGCGGCATCCTGATGGGCATGGGGATCCTGCTGTTTATCTTCGCGGCGACAGTCGCATTTATCCTTGGAGTAGATGATGAATCTCAGTCTTGAAAAAATAAGAACAGATGGCGGCACACAATCGAGAGCACAGATTGATCAGGCTGTTGTCGCAGAGTATGCCGATCTGATTCTTGAGGGAGTAAAGTTCCCAGCGGTTACAGTCTTCTACGACGGCGCAGAGTATTTTTTGGCGGATGGATTCCACCGGTACTTTGCCACCAAGAAAGCAAAAAGTCCTGGCATTCTGTGCAACGTCCTCGAGGGCACCCTGCGCGATGCTGTCCTGTATTCATTCGGTGCCAACCATGCCCACGGGTTGCGTCGCACGCAGGCAGACAAACGCAAGGCAGTCATCACTATGCTCGAGGATATCGAGTGGCAAGAATGGAGCGACCGCGAGATAGCCAAAGCCTGTAATGTCAGCCACACCTTGGTTGCTACCATCCGCAAAGAGATCGGTGCAAAGAAAGCCGAGACCAAGTTCCAGCGCGGCGGCAAAGAGCACAAGCAGAGCGAGAAGATTAAAGCTATCAAAGAAGAAGAACCGATAGCAGATTTTGATTCCAAAGATTTACAGGTAGAAATTCTCGAGGGCGCACTGGAAAACCTCAAGAAAGAGAACGAAGACTTGCAGGACAAGCTCACGGTTGCCATGGTTGCAAGCGGAGATGATTTGCAGAAAGAACAAGCAGAGTCTGTGATTAAAGATTTACGCGCACAGATTCGTTTACTCGAGATAGAATTAAAAGCAGTCACACTATCTCGGGACCAGTTCCAGTCTGAGAATGCTTCACTCATGAAACAGGTAGCCATGCTGCAAAAGAAGCTGAAGAAGTTCGAAGACAAATAATCCACGAAACCCAAGCCAGCGGGTGTGCTGGCAGCAAGGGAGACATATGTCACTTAATCTCCGCTCCTATCAGGAGCAGACGTTGGACGCTCTGCGCGATGGATTCGCAAAGGGCAAGAGAGCACAGATACTTTACGCTCCTACGGGAGCTGGCAAAACTGAGATGGCCATCGCTCTCATGGCAGCAACAAAGACCAAAGGGAACAAGGCGGCGATGTTGTTGGACCGTATTGTTCTCTGCGATCAAACATCTCGGCGGCTCGAGAAGTATTCAATCGATCACGGCGTATTGCAGGCAGGCCACTGGCGATACCGTCCGTATGAAAACATCCAAGTGTGCAGCGCACAAACTCTAGAGCGGCGCGGCTCATTCCCAGGTCTCAACTTACTGATCGTGGACGAGGCACACCAGACCCGCGAACAGACCATCGAGTTCATCAAGAAAAATCCTGATGTGAAGGTCATCGGGTTGACTGCCACTCCATTCACAAAGGGCCTCGGCAAGGTGTACGACGCCGTAGTCAGCACCGTTACCACGAAGCAACTGGTAGACGAAAAGATTTTGGTGCCGCTGCGCGTGTTCATCGCCAAAGAAATTGACATGACCGGGGCAAAGAAGATCGCTGGCGAGTGGAGTCAGGCCGAAGCTTCTGACCGTGGCATGCAGATCACCGGTGATGTGGTTACCGAGTGGATCAAAAAGACCCACGAAATATTTGAGAAGCCGCGCAAGACCATCGTCTTTGCCAGTGGTGTCGAGCACGGCACTCACCTTGCCCGCAAGTTCCAAGAGCATGGTTACAACTTCATCTGCATCAGCTACAAAGATGATGACGAGTGGAAGAAGCAGGTCATCGATGACTTCAGCAAGCCAGACACCACCATTCACGGACTGATCGCGACGGACATTCTCACAAAAGGCTTTGATGTGCCTGACGTGATGATCGGCGTATCGGCCAGGCCATTCAGCAAGAGTCTCTCATCTCACATTCAGCAGATGGGTCGTGTCATGCGTGGGTGTGAGGGAAAAAACTTTGCTATCTGGCTGGACCACAGCGGCAATTACCTGCGGTTTCGCGAAGACTGGGATGACGTTTATGAGCAGGGCGTAGATCGTCTGGACGAGGGCAAAGAGAAGCCGAAGAAGGAACCGAGCGCGAAGGAAAAGGAAGCGGCCAAGTGCCCGGTGTGCTCGGCGCTGTGGCCCAGCCATTCAGACACTTGCTACAACTGCGGCCATGTACGGGAGAAGAAGAACAAAGTGTTTGCCATCGAAGGCGAGATGGTTGAACTCACCGGCCCGGCATCGCGGGATAGCAAGCAGCAGTTCTGGAACCAGATGGTTTGGTACATGCGCGTCCAAGGATGGAGCAAAGGCCGGGCCAGCCATACCTATCGGGACAAGTTTGGTGTGTGGCCGAAAGGGTTGCGCGATGACACGCCGGCCATGCCTAGCGATGACACCCGCAAGTTTGTTGACCGCAAGCTTAGACAGTTCCTCAAATCTGTACGGAGGGCATGATGGATTTTCTAGACTTCTGCCGCAGCCACGGCATCATCATCAATGACTACCCGCCCGTCGGAGTATGGAAGCGGTACCCAACAGAGGATCACCCGCGCAAGCGGAACGGCGCAGTGAAATATTTACAGAGCCACGGATTTGTACAGAACCATGCCATGAGCACAGTTGTTTCATTATGGAAGCCTGACTCTCGCCAGCAAACTGCGGACCAGTTACCAATGTCCGAGATACTTCGGCGGCAGAGAGAAGCAGAGAAGGATAGAGCGGCAAAGCAGAAGGATGCTATGCGCAAGGCCGTGCAGATGCTGAACTCGAGCGGGTTCAGTACACACAAATACCTGGCCGACAAAGGATTTCCAGACGAGCAAGGCAACGTGCTGCACATCGAAGGCAAGCCTGTCCTTCTGATCCCGATGCGCGCGCAGGGTAATCTCGTCGGATTGCAGCAGATTACGGAAGACGGCCAGAAGAAATTTCTTTACGGCCAGCGCACTAGCTTTGCCACCTTCAAGTTCGATAACAAAGGGATCAATGTACTGTGCGAAGGGTACGCGACAGCATTGTCCGTGCGCGCTGCTATGAAGCAACTGAAGCGCCGGTACACGATTCACGTTTGTTTCAGTGCGGGAAATATGGTCAAGGTCGGATCGACTCTCGAGCCGGGCATTGTGATCGCGGACCATGACAAAAGCGGGACCGGACAAGCGGCGGCGGCTGAGATTGGCTGGCCAACGTGGATGTCTGATCGCGAGGGCGAAGATGCGAACGACTACCAGCGACGCGTCGGATTGTTTCAGTTTAGCCAAAGCCTGACCCAGTTAATGCTCGACATCGGTACGGGCAGGCATTACCAGTGACAGGCCACCGTCGGAGAACGGCTGCACGGCGGCGATCATCTGCATGATCTCGACACCCATCGACAGGCAGCGATCACCCTGGCCGCTGTAATCGGAAACCACCCTGACCTGACCATCGTCGGATTCGATCAGGTACAGGGTGAACATGCCACGTTGATTATTCATCGGTATTTAAAAAGTTTATATGCGCATCATTATCAACCGCGCAATAATCAATCGTGTCTACTTCGTGAAACTGAATGACATCGCCATCGATCCAGCCAACTATCTTGGCATCCGGTGGTAGCTTTTGTAGCATGGTAATAAGTTTCTGTGCGGTCATCGTCTGATCTCCTGTCAAGCGGCTTCAAATTCCAAAATCCCAATTAAATCATCTGGATTAATTTGTCTATCTTCAACCCACTTGGCTGCCTCTGCGTCTGTCAATGCTCGGATTTTTTCGCCGCCGCTCCAAGTATTGCCAACTCGATCAGCGCACCATGTTGACGCGCCGCCATTCCCATATAAAAAAAACCTACCTTTTTTTGTTTGATATAAAGTTTCAGTTAAATGTCCAAAATCAGACACAGATAATCCATTGCAAAAAACACCACAAACTGTAGCGGTGGCGGTATCGTATGTTAAGCGGTTGATAATTTTTTTCATCGTCTGATCTCCTGTTAACCGTCTGATCTCTTGTCAAATCAGAAAAAGAAAAGTAAAGAAAAGCCAAAGCCAGAGCAAACCGGCAATGGCCCCTAGAATCTGGGCGGGTTTCATTCGTCCACCCTAATCTGGAAAGTGTTTGATCCGCATTGCGTGACAATCAGCCCTTCGCGCATCATCCAGTCGAAAGTGTCGCGAAGCCACGCATTGTCGATTGAGTCTAAGCTTGAATACTCCCGTACCGTCGGATCGCTCCGGGTTGCCGTGGTGTAGCAGTCGGACCGAATCCAGTCTCCAGTGTCGTGATGTATAAATTTCATAAAACCCCCTATTTGTTGGGCCGTCGGATCGCTTATCAAATCCGGGCAATTGGAATAACGCGGCGTGATTTTTGGTCCGCGATTTTGGCGCGGGTGCCATGGGCCCGGAACCCTACGATCACGGCCCGATCGGCGCGCGCGCACAGTCCACAGTCGGCGCACGTTTTATCGTCGCGGGTTTGGGCCGGGCAAACCACTATCGGCAAACCGCCGGGCGTCGTAGTCTTTTCCGGCGTATCCATTGGGACAATGCAAACGAGCGGCAAACCGTGCGCGGCAAGCGTGTCGGCTTCCCCAGCGTCATCGGCGGACAGATTGACAGTGAAACCCCAGTTCGTGGCATGGCGCGCCCAGATAACAGCTTCGGCGCTTTTCTTGTGCGTATAAGTGAAACCGCGTTTGCCAATATTGGCCCGCACAATCTCACCCAGTGCCGCAGCGTCAACAGTCTCACCCCGGCCCGGTAAATCCCCAGCGACGTTATGACGCCAGAGTTGGCCCTCGGGCAGTGCCGCGATTTTCTCGCACAGGTCGGACAGGTTATCGCCCCGGGCCGGTACTTTGTTCCAGTTCATGGCAGTGTAATAGTCTTCGGCGTAACAGTCGGCCCGGTAATGCGGACATGATGCCGGACAGGTATCGCGCTCGGAATAAGTGACAGGTATCGGGCCGGTTTTCCGGTTTGAGCTCTCGCGTATAAAATGTATTTTCATTATTGCATCCCGGTTTTTATATTGTTGGCGATATATTTTGTATAACAGGTATATTCGCGCACGCGTGATCGGCGCTCGCGCGCGACGCGCTCCCGGAACTTGAATTCTCGTCCCGCGTTTTTCATCGCTTGTATAAACGTGCCGGCGTCAAGATCCTCTTCCAAGTAAGCAAACCCGGCCCGGTAATATGAATAACAGGTAATTTCCTGATCAATTCCCAAATCAATCAAAAGCGAGACTGGTACTTTGAGCCATGCGTGGCCCGGGTCCGAAATAAAATCAAAAGTTTTCATACTGTTATCTCCGGTTGTTTAATTTCAATCTGATAACCCAGTTGTTTAATTGTCTCGAGCGCGTGCCGGGTTATCGTGCGGGTCCCGGCAAGTTTTGCGAAAAGCTTTGCGGTTTGGCAGTGCGGATATATCGTGCGAATGCCGTATACGTCGCGAATTTCGATTGTGATTTTCATTTTGGCAGTCCCCAAATCAGACGGGCAAAAACTTTGTAAGGTTTGCTGGGTTTATAAAAATCTTTGCGGTTTCGGTTTTGCCGCAAAAAATGCCGGTGCGGACAATTACGACGCCTTCCGGCAGTTCCACCACTGGATCAACCTTCGGCCCCCCAAACTGCGGCGGCGAGTATTGCGGCGCTCCCAAACTGCGGCCCGTCTCAAGATTTACTGCGGTATAGCTGGACCTTGATCCGCCGTCCCAATAGGTGCCGGATAACGTCACGCGCTCGGCCCCAGTGATAATCGCTTTGTGTTTGCGGTATTTAGGATCAACCGAGCGGATCACTCGGGCAATTTCTGGGTGTTTCGAAAGCAAGATAATTTCGGATTTCATTTTCACTCTCCCAAGAAGCGCGTCACTGATGCGACGCATGGAAAGGATATTAGCGTCTCAATCCAATATGTCAAGGGCAATCATTGTATTGCATCGATGGTATTTTTCAATGATGAGCCCAGGTTTGATAGGTTTTGTTGATTTTCCGGTTTTGTTCCGGTATTGTTCGCCCGTTAGCAATAGCGAGCGCAGCGAGCATCAGCCCAACATGGACAAACCTACAAGGAAACAACTAAGGGAAGCAATAAACAACAAGGGAATATCTTCCGTTTTGCAAATCCCAAGAAATGCCCTTACCAAAAAGCAAAAGCGGTTTGCCGAAGCTATTGCTTTGGAAGATATGACAGGCGCTGACGCATATAGAACAGCGTATTCACCAAACGCCAAACCGAAAACCGCCGGCGATAACGCCAGCAAGCTTAGGGCCGATACCCGTATAAAACAGGAAATAGAAGCGCTCGAGCGGGCAAAGGAACTGGCGGCGTGGCATTCTGCCGAATCCTTGAAGGCCCTTGTGGTTTCCACCCTAACAGAAGTCGCTACTGATCCCTCGGCCAAAGCGAGCACACGGGTTTCCGCTGTGAAAGTTCTGGGCAGCGTAGTTGGTGTGGACATGTTTCGCGAGACGAAGCGCATAGAACACGTGAAGGACTCCGGCGAACTGCGGCAGCAAATCCTAGATCAACTCAAAACCGTGATGCTGGGGACCAGCGACGCCCAGGAAGTGGACGCCGATTCGCTATTGAATGAATTGGCGGGCAGCGAACCCCACCCACCGGGCACCCCCCCAAATGCTGAACGGGACTCCGACGCGCATATACATACTATTCCCCACAAAGCCTCCCAAGAATTATCCGATCCCCAATCCAGCGACCCCGATCCTAGCGAAGACCCCCCGTCACCTTTAGAATCGCAGACCCCCCGGGGGGATATTTTTGGAGAAAATCCATGACGTTATCAAATGGTTATCTGGCAATATTGCCAGATACCCTCTTGACAACATTTTGGGGGTGATATGAGGGGATTGGAGATAAATCGGGAGATGGTGGCTCGACGGGCGGATATGAGTTATGAGGAGTGTTTGGGGTGTGATATGACGCCGGCGCAGAAGGAAGTATTTTTGGTGGTGGATGAGTGGTGGCGGAAGTATGGGTTTGGTCCGTCTATCCGGGATATATGTGAAATCCGTGGTAAGGGTGGGATGGGGAATACGGCTGAGATTATTAACAGGCTGGTGCGGTTGGGTGTGCTGAAGAAGGTGAAGGGGAGTGGGCGGTCAGTCAGGCCTGTGTATGTGAACTTCAGGACGCTGGAGTAAGCATCCTGCTGGTTTCAGCAGGATAGGGGCAAATACGACGCGGCGTCGTTTTTGACGACACGGGGATAAGGTGCTTAGGGAGATGTCGTGAGTAGAGACGAGGAACTGTTGCTGGAGGCTTTTACTCATTTGTACCAGGTGTACAAGGAGCAGAAGTCTGGCCGGCGGTATTTCAGGCCGGTGTCTTTATATCCTACGCTGGCGAAGATACAGCGGCGGCTGAATAAGCCTGTGGAGAGAGAAGCGTTGTCGGTGGCAAAACGGAGAAGGGAAGCGAACAGCCCATGGACTTGAGTGAACTGATATCCCAGCTTCCGCCCGCCGAGCAGGAGAAACTGCTGGAGCAGGTGAGCCAGTACAAGGACGCCGTCGTCCGGGAAAAGGCGCAGAAGAAGTTCATGGCATTTGTTCATGAGATGTGGCCGGGATTTATACATGGCCGGCACCACGCCATTATGGCCAAGAAGTTTGAGGAGATCGCCGAAGGGAAACTCAAGCGACTGATCATCAACATGCCTCCCCGGCATACGAAATCAGAGTTCGCTAGTTATATGTTGCCGGCGTGGTTCTTGGGGAATCATCCGCAGAAGAAGGTAATCCAGACTTCTAATACGGCAGAACTGGCGGTGGGGTTTGGTCGTAAGGTCAGGAACCTGGTGGATAGCGAGCAGTATGGAAAAATCTTCCCAGGAGTGGGACTCAGAGCGGACTCCAAAGCGGCAGGCCGGTGGGCGACTAGCCACGGCGGCGACTATTTTGCTATTGGCGTCGGCGGTACTGTTACTGGTAAAGGCGCTGACCTACTTATTATTGACGATCCCCACTCAGAACAAGAAGCCAGGCTGGCCCAAGGCGATCCGTCCGTCTTTGATAGTGTTTATGAGTGGTACACCTCCGGCCCACGGCAGCGTTTACAGCCGGGAGGAGCGATTGTCGTCGTGATGACACGCTGGTCAGACAAGGATTTGACCGGCAGAGTGCTGAAATCAGACGCGACAGAGTGGGAAGTCATCGAATTTCCGGCAATTCTGCCAAGCGGGAACAGCCTCTGGCCTGAGTTTTGGCCCGTAGACGAGCTGTTGGCGCTGAAAGAAGAGCTTCCGCCGTACAAATGGAACGCCCAGTACCAGCAAAAACCAACGGGAGAAGAGGGTGCGCTGGTAAAACGGGACTGGTGGCAGGTCTGGGAAGGGGATAGAGCCCCTCCGTGTGAGTTCATCATCCAATCTTGGGACACGGCGTACACAAAAAACCAGCGGAGTGACTATTCGGCCTGTACTACGTGGGGTGTTTTCAACAAGGACGAGGACGAGAACGACGTCAACATCATTTTGCTGGACGCTTGGAAGGGAAAAGTCGAGTTTCCAGAGCTAAAACAGAAGGCAAAGGAGATGTACGACGACTGGGAGCCGGACGCCTGCATTATTGAAGCCAAAGCGGCGGGTGCTCCGCTGATATTTGAGCTAAGAAGGATGGGAGTCATGGTTCAGGACTTCACACCTACACGCGGCAACGACAAATTCGTCCGTTTGAACAGCGTTACAGACCTATTTTCTTCCGGTAAAGTGTGGGCACCTGACAAACGCTGGGCAGAAGAGGTGATTGAAGAGTTTGCCCGGTTTCCAAACGCGGAGCACGACGACTTGGTTGACTCCGGTGTACAGGCATTGATGCGATTTAGGCAGGGCGGGTTCTTGCGGCTAGGATCTGACGAGCAAGATGAGCCTATGGACTTGCGGCGCAGGCGAGTTTACTACTGAGGATGACAAATGGCGACAAATATTGACAAGGCGCTTTACCAATTGCCCGCCGGCATTGACGAAGACCTGATGGAAGCAGAGCCGATTGAGATTGAGATCGAGGATCCAGAGTCTGTCTCTATAGGTATAGGCGACCTTGAGATTGAGATGGGCAAAGTCGAGGACGAGGACGAGTTCAACGCCAACCTAGCGGAAGAAATGGACGATGGCCAGTTGCAAAGTCTGGCTGGCGACTTGCTCGGCGACTTCCAAGACGACATCGATTCTAGAAAAGACTGGATGAAGACGTATGTCGATGGTTTGGAACTCCTCGGCATGAAGATCGAGGAAAGATCCGAGCCGTGGGAAGGTGCGTGCGGCGTGTATCACCCGCTGCTGTCAGAAGCTCTGGTGAAGTTCCAGGCCGAGACGATCATGGAAACGTTTCCAGCGTCTGGCCCGGTGAAGACCAAGATCATCGGCAAAGAAACGCCAGAGAAGCGGGACGCGGCTGAACGTGTTCGTGACGATATGAACTATCAGTTGACGGAAGTGATGAAGGAGTACCGTCCTGAACACGAGCGCATGTTGTGGGGCTTGGGCCTAGCGGGTAATGCGTTCAAGAAAGTGTACTTCGATCCATCGCTTGGCCGTCAGGTGTCAGTGTTTGTGCCGGCAGAAGATGTGGTTGTGCCGTATGGGGCAAGCAACCTTGAGTCTTCGCCGCGTGTGACGCATGTGATGAGAAAGACCAAGAACGAGATGCGTCGGCTGATGGTGGCTGGCTTCTATCGTGACATTGATCTGCCTGAACCTGATAACGCGCTGGACGATATCGAGCGCGAGATTGCAGAGAAGATGGGTTTCAAGGCTACTACAGATGATCGATACAAACTGCTGGAGATGCAGGTATATCTGGATCTGCCGGGGTATGAAGATGTTGACGATGATGGCGAGAAGACAGAGATCGGCCTGCCATACATTGTGACTATCGAGAAAACTTCACAAGAGGTTTTGGCTATCAGGCGTAACTGGCGGCCAGATGATAAGACGTATCAGAAGAGGAATCACTTTGTTCACTACCCATACATACCCGGCTTTGGCTTCTATGCCTTCGGCCTTATTCATCTTATCGGTGCTTTCGCTAAGTCTGGTACTTCTATTATTCGTCAGCTTGTTGATGCTGGCACTCTATCGAACTTGCCTGGAGGTCTTAAAACTAAGGGAATGCGCGTCAAGGGAGATGACACTCCAATTGCACCCGGCGAGTTCAGAGATGTGGACGTCGCAGCAGGTACCATCAGAGACAATATTCTCCCGCTTCCGTATAAAGAGCCGAGCCAAGTCCTCCTTGGATTGATGAATCAGATCGTTGAGGAAGGTCGCAGGTTTGCTGCTGCGGCTGATCTCAAGATCGCAGACATGTCGGCCAACTCTCCTGTTGGT